TTCATACCAAATTTACCAGCTAGTCCAGAACACGACCAGGCATACGACGACAACCTAGAGGTTGGTCGCAAGATTAAACGTCTTGTGGATGAGGGGAAGATTCGTATAGGTGGATTCGGTAAAAATTTCAAACTTGAGGTGATTACCAATTAGGTATGTGCCTTTCTAAATTTTCTTCGACATCAAATTGAGCAGGGTCAACCTTGGTCTTGGTGGTGGGTTTGATTTTCTTAGACTTACTCGAGGTAGGGGACTTGAAACCGCGCGCTGTATTAACTTCTGTGTCATATTGTGCTGGATCTTTGAATGCACGGGTGGGTCGCGCGAGGCGTCTATTAGACCTCATTCTTTTTTGAAGAAACTTGGTGGGCGTCTTTTGAATGTGAATAGGTGAAGCAAGAGAAGTCATTTTTATAATCAAAGATTTTCATCTTTAAACACCTAAGTGTGGGTGCGACCTCCAACTTTCCATTATACAAAACAAACAATGTCTTCCAACATGAACTCCCGATCCATCACCGACTACATCCTCAAGCTCGAGAAGGAGAACTTCGATCTCAAGAAGGATCTCCTTGAATCTGAAATTCAAAGGGTCTCCACCACTCTCAATGAAGCTGATGAGTCTCGAACCAAGATTGAGCAGCTCAAGAAGCTTTTTAAGGAGGCCAACGAAGAGAAGGTCAATGCCCTCAACGAGCTTAATGATCTCAAGTATAAGAACCGTTCTTTTACCGAAACGACTGCTCGCGTTTTACAAAAGTCTGTGAACCAGGGTCTCGTTGATCGTCTTCTCGAACTTGGTGAGATGACTTCTGATATCCATAAGACAATGACTTACCAAAAGGCTGCAGATACTATTGGCAACCTCTCCTACGAGGTCAAATCTGGTGAGAGCTTGCTCGACATTTCAGGTATTGGTAAGGGTATTGCTGCCAAGGTTAACGAATACCTCGAAGAACAAGACTCAGACTACGAAGAGTCTGAATGCTCAGAGTCTGAGTCTATCGCATCAAATGGTGACGAGTCTGACGACGAAGACGTAAACAACTTTTCCGAAGATGATTGCTCTGAGGATGGGTATTCAACTGACAGTACTTACTTCACAAGTTTCAATGCAGATCTTGCTGATATGCTTCACAATCTCGCGGATAAGACTGATGATAAGTTCAAGTGTAAGGCTTACCACCGTGCAGCCAATTCGGTTTACGAACTTCCTTACAAGATTGTCAGTGGTAAGATAATTTCCCAAGGTCTTAACAAGGTACCAGGTATTGGAAAGTCTATCGGTAAGAAGATTGATGAATACCTCAAAAAGCCCACCTCAACCAACGAAGAGATTGCTGAAATGCTCTACTGTCTCGCTGATGACTCTTATGATGACAAGTTCAAACACAATGCTTATGTTCGTGCGGCATACGAGATCAAGAAACTTCCCTTTGAAGTGACGAGTGGTGAAGAACTTTCGAAAGGTCCCAACAAAGTCCTGGGTGTTGGTAAGTCTATCGCCAATAAAATCGACCAATTCCTCCAGACTGGGAAAGTTAACTAAATCCATATGGGTTTTTTCGTGATACGTGAGAGTAGATACCCATCCCTTTTAATAAATACCAATAATTTTCTCTGTAATAAATAAACAATGACTCTAGTACTCGTATCCGTAGACAAGGCGGGTGATCTCAAGCTTGGTGCGCGCAAGTGCCGTCTCTACAAGAAGGATGAGGTGGTGAAGGTTGCTAAGAAGTATGGCATCAACACAGAGAAGAAGACTGTCCAGCAGCTCTGTGGTTCCATCAAGGGTAAGGCTAAAAACAGTATGAACAATGTCCCCCTCGCCAAGTTGTATCCCGAGGCTTCCAAGAAGCGCGCTGCCGCTAAGAAGCGCGCCGAGAAGAAGGCTCTCGACAGGAAGACTGCTGTCAACTTTATCAAGGCCATGACCACTCGTATCACGACCCCCACAATGAAGGTTGTTCGGGCGGTTTCCCCCGTGCGTATTCCTAAACCTACCAAGAAGGCGATGCCCCTCACCAAGCAGGAGGCTGTCAAGCGTATCAGGGCGATGAAGGGTCTCTCTGGGGATGCCAAGGTGAAGCTTGTGAACCGTCTGAATGCGGGAACCATGTCCCCTCGCCGCGTTGTTAAGGTTGCTCGTGAGCTTTCCAGGTTGAACGTCGCAGCGTATCGTATTTAATTATCGTCGTCACTAAGGTCATTATAGATCTTCTCTTCAGTGTCATAGAAGGCTTCACTGTCTCCAATCATCATTTCCCTCACAGTTTCATAGAGGACTGTCGAGAGTGCAATTTTGTAGGCGAGAAATCCCACAAATGTAGCTCCATAATCAAAGTCAAACGCGAAAGGTGCGTTATTCCACGACACTTCAAAAGCAGCAGCACACAATGGTGCTAAGAACTCTTTCTGAAATGCCGACTTTTCAAATGTATCTACCCGATCACATAGAAGACTGACATACGCATAGGACGCAACAGCCCCGATGGTCACGGATACACCCTGGTGTGCACCCTGTGTGATGAAGTAAGAGGCGCTCAATGCTGCACCATATCCACCTGTAGACCTTTTTAGTGTGTTCTTGAGACGGACATAATCACTCGGAACCGGTTTAGCGAACGCGATCGTAGTCATTGTTGGTATATACAAAAGATGCTTTATCCAACTTAAACAGTAGAAGTCTCATACAGATATATGGATATTCGCCATTGTGATGGACGAGATCTTTTAAAAAGTTTGGACGATGGGTCAATCGATCTGATATTGACGGACCCACCATATATCATATCTCACGAGACGGGTATGAATACTCTTCACGACGCAATCGAATCTGGTAAGAACTTAACAAAGACTGAGAAAGAATGGAATATTTATGTCAAAGAGAATGAAGCTGCTAAAACAACACCAAATGCAAAGGAAAATTTCTTGAAATATGGAACTATCTATGGAACGAAATATAGTGTCAAAACAAATTACGGGGAGTGGGACGAAAAGTTTACAATGGAAACACTTGAGGAATTTGTGAAATTGTACTACACAAAGTTGAGGGATGGTGGAACGTGTATCATTTTCTTTGATCTTTGGAAGTTGTCACATCTCAAAGAGCTCATGGAAAAGTATAAGTTTAAACAGTTACGTTTTATCGAATGGATCAAGACGAATCCACAACCCATAAACTCTCGAGTGAACTATCTCACAAATTCTAGGGAGATTGCACTTCTGGGAGTGAAAAAGGGAAAACCCACATTCAATAGTGAGTATGACAAGGGTATATATGAATTTCCAATCCAAGGGGGTAAAAAGAGGTTTCATCCTACCCAAAAGAGTATCAAATTGTTTGAAGAACTCATTAAGAAGCACTCCAATGAAGGTGATCTCATTGTCGATACATTTTTGGGTGGTGGAACAACCGCAGTTGCTTGTAAGGAAAGTGGTCGAAGATTTATTGGCTCAGAACTCGATGAAAAGTACTTTAAGAACTTAAGTGAAATGAATTTAGAGACTAAATGAGGAATATGAATATAAGTAACATTTTATTCGAGACTAAAGTCTTCACCCAACCATTTATTCACACGAACCGTCTCATTGAGATGAAAATGTTCGATGTGACGAATAATGGTGGTGCTTGGCGAACACATTTTGAAAAAATATTTAGAATAACGGTTGTGTACACGACCAACCGTGATCCCATTCATCGGAATACGACCGGTGAGGATGAGGAAAAGTACAACACTCACAAACTTGATAAATCCATTTTACCACGCCCAGAGCATGGACACGTTTTGGGTTTATATGTATGGGGACGTTTTCAGTCGATTTCACGAACCATTCCTGAAGAGATACGTTCTGTAATTTGTAAACCGGGGGTGAGATGTGTCATTTGTGACGAAGATCGGAGAATTGAATGTGATCATGTGAATGATGATTACACAATTGCCTTATCCGATCTCAAAATAACAGATTTTCAACCCTTATGTCAATCTTGTAACAAGAAGAAGCGTGAGGCGCATAAGAGAGGTGTTAAATATTATAAGGATATTCGAGACCCTGGGAAATCAGCAATGAAACAATTACTCAACTTACCCAGTGACTTTGAATTTACATGGATTGCACCCGAAGAACTATCCGGTGAATCTTTATTTTACAGAAACCCGAGTGTTGTGCGAAGATTACACATTGAGAAACTTAAAAATAACTTGTAATAGTAAAGTATGCCCTGCCAACGTTGTAGGAAGAAGTGTGGGGTTCCAATCGACTGTAAATATTGTGAAGGAAGTTTTTGTCCAAGTTGTATTCACCTACCAAAACACGACTGTCAAGGTGTGGATATCAAGAAGATGAAGCAACGTAAAGAACTTGAGGAAAGGACTGCATTTGATCCACCCCCGAAGTGCTTAAAGATTTAATATGTGAATAGAGCAGCGTGAGAGGTGACACGCACTCATAGCTCAGTGGTAGAGCGCAAGCTTAGTAAGCTTGAGGTCAGGGGTTCGAAACCCTTTGAGTGCATTTTTAAATATGAGATCCATATTTATGTTTGAAATTGGTGTACACGGAACGAGCTAGAAAAGGGATATCTCCTAGATTTAGTCAACCACCGACTTAAGGATTTGAGTCATGATACAAGTAGATGTCCCTCGGGGTCAAGAAGCTCTGTTACGATGCTATTGTGCCTACTCGTGGCTCTGATCGTTCTGTGGGATATGATTTATATAGCTCCGAGGATGCCATGGTTCCTAGCCAGGCTGGAAGAGCAATTGTAGGAACTGGTATTACAGTGGTTCTTCCACCGGGGGTATACGGTCGTGTAGCTCCCCGATCGGGGTTAGCTGCAAAGCACTGCATCAATGTTGGTGCGGGTGTCATTGACCCAGATTATACCGGTGAAATCAAAGTTATCTTGTTCAACCATGGAGAGAAAGACTTTGAAATCAAGAAGGGTGATCGAATCGCGCAACTTATTTTAGAGCGTTGTGAGACACCTCCAATTGAGGAGATTAGTATCGTTGAGGATACTGAAAGGGGATCGGGTGGTTTTGGATCTACCGGCAATTAGCGAACCATAAATCTTCAGCTTGAGGCATGAAAAGTATACCTTGACTCATAGTCATATACAATTTAGCCTTATCTATATTAGGGTAAGTGTGTAATATCCATCTCTCCCAATATTCAGCCCTGAAGAAATCTTCCCAATCTTCTTCTGTACTTTCTTTAATTTTCAACATCCCCCTTTGTATCTCATACTGATCTCTTTCTATTCGCAGCTCCTTAGGAATGATGGCCCCTTTCCTAAGAAGTTGTGCGCGCATAAGACGGGGATTACGATGGTCAGGGAAATATTGAACCCCGGTTTGACCAAAGTCTATAGTTCTTTTACTGGGGAGAATCACACGATACTTATGGCTCACAGTTGGACTGGGCTTAAGAACTACGTGCATAGTATTTGTAATGAGGAAAAAATAATGCTCGAATATACCTCACAAGATGGTGTCATCATACGAGTTGGACAATCTGCGAAAGAAAATGATGCGCTTACAAACTCGAGTGACCCAAAGTGTTGGTGGATGCATGCGAGTGGTTACCCAGGCGCTCACGTTGTAGTGTGTTACGACGGTGACCAACTTCCAAAAGAGGTGAAAAGGGATGCAGCTGTATTGGCTATACATCATAGTAAGACACCGGTGTCAAAAATGTCATGGGTCGACATGACACGAATTGAAAATGTCACATCATTGAAGCAACATGGACTTGTTACACTTGAAGGTAATGTTACTCAACTCACTATTTTTATGAATCGTGAAATCGATAGACTAAATCAGTTGAAAAAATCTTGTACTACTATATAATGAAAGGTGTCGAATACAGACTTGTGATGGCTTTGATATTTATCATCGTTCTCGTAGTAGCGACAAACTTTAATTACATCTTTGATAAGAAAAAGATGTCCAAACCCGAACCTGAACCTGAACCCGCCCCAGGTCCCGCCCCGGGTCCCGCCCCTGAGACCCCAGAAGAGGAAGAGGAAGAGGAAGAGGAAGAGGAAGAGGAAGAGACCCCGGTGATACCACCCAAAGGAAAACCCAAGATGAAATCTGGAACTATGAAGTCGACAGTCACGGCAGATATTCAGGTGATTGACACACTTCCAATTGGGACCGTAAAGAAAGAGGGGTACATCGGGTACTCTGATATTTAAAAACTAAAGTAAACTTGTGTAAAGTCCAGCGATGTAGTACACATCCTTGAACCCGAGACCTTCTAATTTCTCTGCTGCAAATCTGGCCCTCTGTCCAGTGTTGCAATAGACGAGTAATCCCCGCTTGGGGAGTTCTGTAGTTGTTTTTTCATTGATCTTATCCACAGGTATGTGTAAGGCTCTAGGATAGTGACCAGCTCGCCATTCAACAGCAGTACGGACATCGATAACCTTCTTTATCTTACCATCCTTAATGAGTCGTTTGGCTTCTTCTGCGGACACGAGATTCTGACCATAATATGTGTAGGCTGTGAGGGCCGCGAGACCACCGATGAACACGAGTGGGATCATTTGGTATCTACGGGGATTTTAACTTCTACATGATCCATCTCGAAGCAGCATTGTGCATGACCATCATAGGTCCTCTGACAAGCTTTACAGTAATAAAGGATAGGGGCGTTCATGATATATATGGATAAGAAGAAAGAAGTGGAGAAAGAAGCGAATGTGTCCTCCACTCGTCTCAATCCTACTGAGATTGCTAAGCGTTCAATGGATAGCCGTTTAGCCGCTACAGAGAAGGCACTTAAGTGTGAAAAAGTGCGGTATAACCCTAAATGTGACACGAATGCATCGACTCACAAATTGGAAAATTGAAAAAAAAATAAAATCGATTCGAATTAGTTACCGAAAGCGACACCACCCATACCATTCTTCACACGGAGAATGTTATAGTTGACCGCATAGACGCGATGAAGCTGGTTACCACCTGAGGGGTTGGTGAGGGTAAGCTTAGCGTTGTCGATACGCGAGAAGTTTAGTGTACCAGTTGGCTGCATCTTGCTCATGGTCAGACAGAAAGGCCACGTGAAAGTGGGAAGATCCTCGAGAATATCATCGGGAAGATCGGTACAGTGCATTTCGGGAATCACTGTGTGGTGGTAGACACTCGATGTATCTTCGAAAAGGGGGACACCGTTGATGTAAAGGGAAGTTTTATCGAAGTTGAATTCGGTGTCCCAGTCGTCACCGCCGGTAGTGTTACCTGAAACGAGGTGAAGAGACTTGACGGGGTGATTGAAGTAGCTGAGATCAATCTCGGTATCAGTGCTTGAGGCGGGTTGATACTGTGTCTGGGTAATGAGAATTTCATGCTCGGTATCCGTGAAGAACTTACGTTCATCGGTATCGAGGTACATGTAGTTACCCCAAATTTTTGGGCTACCAGTAGGTGTGTAACCGTCGCGACACTTGATACGAATCTCAACATCGTGGTACTGGAGGGCCACCAAAGGGAGACACTTGGTCCAATCTTCACCAAAGAAGAATGGAATCATGTAGTGGTCGCCACCATGATTGGTTTTCAGTACAGAAGTTGTGGCAGCCATAGACGCCTTCGCGGTAGTGTCACGCATGAGGGGGTTGTATACACCCTGAATAAAGAGTGAATCCAATTGAGAAACCTTTTGTCCACCAATCCACAGACTGAACTCGGTGGGGTTGGCGGCGGTTGAAGAGAAAAGACCATCGGGGTTGTTTTGCACATTAGAAACAAGAGTATCTTCGATCCAGATGTAGCTCATGAGATCACCCTTGGAACGGATAGGAACAGAGATTTCATTGTTCGCTCCGAAAGTGCCGATGTAGTCCATACGTTCGGGCTTCATAGCGAAGTTGGTGTAACGTTTGTAGTTCTGGCGGAAGAAGCTGACCTGGGGTTCACCCGTGATGTAAACATCCTGGGCACCCACTGACACGAGCTCAATTAAAGCGGCAGACATTTATTAGTAAATGATATTAAAAAATTGGGTGAATATATTGATATGGTAGTGTTCCAGGCTCTCACATGGGAACCTAGAGACACGGAAGATGAGCACCATGTCAGTATATTTGGGAAGACTGAGGATGGTAAATCGGTTTGTGTGACTACATCATTTAGTCCATATTTTTTCATAAAACTTACATTCGGAACGTCGCAACAAACAGTTAATGAAATCTATAATCTTCTGTCTAGGAAATGTCCTGAATGTGTCACGTCATATTCTATGGCAAAGTCCAAGGATGTTTGGGGATTTCAAAACAATGAAGAGTTCTTTTTTATGAAAATCAACTTTACGAACCTCGCAGCTCGTCGACGTGTTGATGGTTTTTTGAGAAGACCTATGGACCTTTCTTCTGGGACAAAAGTGTTGAAAGTGTATGAGTCTAACCTCGATCCAGTTCTTCGCCTGATGCATCGAACTGGTATTCAATCAACCGGGTGGATCGACACTGGTGTTAAGTGTGTACGATCACATCTTGCCAAGGTAGATATAGACCTATGGTGTAATGATTGGTCTTCCCTGAAGCATGTGGATCGAGATGATATTGCCCCATTCGTCGTGGCATCGTTTGATATAGAATGTAATAGTTCAACGGGTAAATTTCCAAATGCAGAAGTTCCTGGTGATGCTTGTTTTCAGATTGCAGTCTCACTTTGTAAATTTGGAACAGATGAACCTTATGAAAAGGTGTGTTTATGTTACAAGAAGACAGAAGGTCCTGATGTTATAAGTTTCGACACTGAGCGAGAAATGCTTGAAGCGTTTCAAAAGTATCTACACGATAAGAACATTGATATCATCACTGGGTGGAATATTTTCGGGTTCGATCTTGAGTATATTTATAAGCGAGCTCGATACTGTAGATGTAATCCAAACTTTTACAAACTTGGAAGATTAAACGATGAATCTTGTCAACTCAACCTGAAAAAATTAAGTTCAAGTGCTTTGGGTGACAACTTCCTGAAGTTACTTCCAATGTCTGGACGATTTATCTTCGATATGTTCCATGAAGTTAAGAAGGGCTACAAATTGGATTCATATAGTTTAAACAATGTTTCAAAGTTGTACCTTGATGACCAAAAGATTGACATGTCCCCAAAAGAAATGTTTGCTCGCTACAAAGAGGGTGATCCTGTGAAGTTGGGTGAAGTTGCTGAGTACTGTATCAAGGATACCCTACTTCCTCACAAACTCTTGAAAAAGTTGTGTACACTCTTGAACCTTCTGGAGATGGCTAAGGCTACTTGGGTACCATTATGTTTCTTGGTCGAACGTGGTCAGCAAATCAAAGTGTTTAGTCAACTTACGAAAAAGGCTCGTGAACTAGGATTTATGGTTCCCACGATTCGTTATGGTACGATTCCAGAAGAACCCTATGAGGGTGCGACGGTTCTCGAAGCTCAAAAAGGTGCCTATTATACACCAATCACAGCTCTAGATTTTGAAGCGCTATACCCTTCAATTATGATGGCCCACAATCTATGTTATTCAACCTATGTGATGGATGAAAGACGATATGGGAATATTGAGGGTGTTACATATGAAACATTCAATATTGCTGATCGAACCTACAAATTTGCTCAAAATGTTCAAAGTCTTTTACCAGCGATTCTTCTTGAACTCAAACAGTTTCGAAAGAAAGCAAAAAGGGATATGGCGGCTGCAACTGGTGGAATGAAAGAGGTGTATAATGGTAAGCAGTTGGCTTATAAAATCTCGATGAACTCTGTGTATGGGTTTACAGGGGCTGGTAAAGGGATTTTACCCTGTGTACCTATCGCGTCGACGACGACGTGCCGAGGTCGTGGTATGATTGAGGAGACGAAGACTTATGTCGAGAAGAACTTCCCGGGTGCGAAGGTAAGGTATGGCGACACTGATTCTGTGATGGTTGAGTTTGATGTTGGGGACCGAACGGGTGAAGAAGCTGTCAAATACAGTTGGGAAATCGGTGAACGCGCAGCGGAAGAGTGTAGTGCCCTGTTCAAAAAGCCAAACAACCTGGAACTCGAGAAAGTGTATTGGCCCTATTTCCTCTATTCAAAGAAGCGGTACGCCGGCAAGCTTTGGACAAAGGGTAAAGATGCCCAGATGCATATGGACTACATCGATATCAAGGGGCTTCAAGTTGTTCGACGAGATAATACTCCACACGTCAGGGCAGTTTGTAAAGAACTCCTCGATGTGGTTCTCAATGCCCCCGATACAGGTCCACCGATGGAACTCGCCAAAGAACGAGCGATAGAACTTCTTTCGGGTGATGTACCGAATGAAAAGTTGATACTCAGTAAGTCACTTTCCGACAGTTATAAGGTGAACGGAGAACCAGTGTCAGTGACAGGTCCTAGAATTGGTGAGATCAATCAAGCTCACGTACAAGTTGTTCATAAGATGCGTGATAGGAAACCTGGTTCTGAACCACAGTCTGGTGATCGTGTTCCATTTTTACTGACGAAGACAGGTGACCCCAAGGCTAAGGGATTTGAGAAATCTGAAGATCCCAAGTATGTGGAAGAAAACAACATTCCAGTTGATTACCATTACTACTTCGTAAACAAGTTCCTAAACCCGGTGTGTGATCTTCTTGAACCCCTTTTTGATGACCCGAAACAGGATATCTTTGGGGATATCATATCTCAACACAAACCTAAAAAGAAGGAGACTGGTCCAGCACTCAGTGGTATGAAAAAGGATGACCTCATCGAAGAGTGTAAGAAGCTTGGTCTCGATCAATCTGGAAAAGTCGCCGAGCTACGCGAACGTATTAAAAATTTGAGAACACCAAAAACAGAATCGATTCAAGACCTATTTAAAAAATACGAGCAATCATCTAGTAAGGAATGATGTTGCACGATAAAATCACAGAATTGATTGAACAAGAAGTCAGTGAGCGTGTAAGTACTTTACTAGGTGAGTATGCTGAGACTATATCTAGAAAGCATGCAGTTCCTCTCAATATACTCTTGAGAGATTTACCATCCGTCGCGACTGTATCACTCTGTAAAGGTATAAAGTCTAATGGACATCGCTGTCTTTTCAAAGGAAGTGAAGATGGATATTGTAGACATCATAAAGTTCAAGGTGAAAAAATCAGAATACGATCACTCTCGAGTTCGAACCTACACACACACGGTCCAGAAAAAATGTTTGTTAGAGGATGTCCGGGATGTGAAAATTCAAAAGGGCTTATAGATTTGGGTTCTGTACTGAACAATGAGTAAAAGTGGTATCCTACTAACATCAATCAATTCATTTTATAACCAAGAGGAAAACCGAACTAAATTAATAAACATTTTAGATAAATCAAGTGGAATATCTCTGCGAAATCTAGAATGGTTCATCACAAACTATGCAAAGAAAAATAACACTTCATATACGACTAAAGATGGAAAGTATTTTACAGTCCATTGTGCCTACAAATCTAGTCTCGATGGATACAGTAAAAAATTATTCGACCCATTTTGTCGTTCAGAAAAATTTGCCTATGAAGTTCCTGGTACATCTCATGAAATTCAAACAACCTTGGCACAGTTGAATTTCATCAAATGGTGTATTAAGAATAATATAATTGATTATATTTCCACGAATAAGGGTTCATTGTTTAGTAAGCAACTGACATAAATCCGCGGTCAAATACAAACGTCTGATATCCAGTGTAGTACATCTGTAAAGTGTAAGTTTTAGTAGCCACATCAACCAATGACCCCTCCCTTGTATCCAGTTTCACTTCTATAGACGTCTTTTCAGACTGTATCTGACTAAAATCCAAGTTTCCCGATGGTTCCACATTAATAGGATTCATCGAGAAGCTGTATGTATAGATATTTCTGTACGGTCTCGCAAGTCTATTTCGGAAAGGAATGAGGTATTTGTAGTAACTATGATTTGTATTTGAAACGTTTGGTAGTTTGTTCCCGTTGATGTAAAAACTCGCATTTTGCATGATCGGCTCGAAGAATGTTTGAACTTCATCAAAGTTTACGTTCGAAGAAAAGTTGAAACGATTTTGGGAATAATAGTTCTCTGGATCACTCGGATCACCTATCGCTACATTTTCATTTTCATACAAAGTGTTTCGTAAAAACCAATGTATACATTTGACTGGTATATTTGGAACAAGGTTTGTTCGAATGGTATCTGTACCAATTTCACTCACCGTTGTGGGGTGTTTTCTAACAAGGTCTGTGATGAATGTTTGTCTCTCATTCGCGAGGTATTTTCGTTCATCTGGATTGACAGTGATTTCTTCTGTGATGAGTTTGAATTCAGTAAGTTCTAGCAGCTGTGTTCTATCCGTAAAAAATGATTGTTTATGAAAATCTAATTCGAATACAATCTTCTGTCTATGTATCGCACACACTGGGAAATATGGACGATTTGGTTTATTTGAAGGGTATTCGTCACTCGCAAATTTCCTTGAAAAGAAAAAGTGAAGAGGAATCATGAGATCTGAATCATATTGCGCGAGTGATGGGTACACAGTTGAATCGTCATAGCCTATGTTTCTATTCACAAGAAATCTATTCGCAACTTTTTCAGAAATTTCAAGGTACAACTCATCGTAAATAATTCCCCAATCGTCATGAACTTTTTCAACTTCCAAGTCATCGACATACATCGTGATACTTTTAAGGATATGCCTCCCCAACTGGTCTGCGTAATTACCTACAGTTGGATTTCGAAGTCCAGGCATTTTTACACTCAACCACATATTACTCAAAAGATCACCCATATTCTGTGGATTAAATTCAACCTTGATTGTCTGTCCGAATGGCCAATTTGGTACACCAGTGGGGTTGACAATATTTCGTGATCTGTGATATTTCCGAAAAGTTGAATGTACTTTATCCTCCTTATAATTAAAGAATGATTCTTCTGGGTCTTTGGAAAGGAGGTGTGTATCCTGCTTTCCAATAGCTTTGAGGGAAATTTTAGCAGCCTCACCCATATCTACTTACTGCTCACATATTTTTAATATCATTCTTCCACATCGTAATGTGACTGGTCTTCAACATCTTTTCTAGATCCTCTTTCGCCTGCGTCGCCTCTGCCAAGAGTGCGTTGACACGTTCCTCTGTGTATTCAACCGTTCTCGTATTGAGGAGATAATCCAAGTTTCCGTCAATATTGGGAAAGATCGAGGACATCTCTGTCTCAAGTTCCACCTTCTTCCTTTTGAACACCACGAGTTTACCCTCGATGACCATCGATACAAACTTCGATTTGTGGTCGCACATATCCGCCCGCTTCTCGAGGACATCGATGAGGTGTGCCTTCCGCTTCTTGTAATGTTCAATGCGGAGTTCGATAAAGTCTTGAAGAATCTCTTCAGGGCTCGCGTACTTGTGAATACCCTTGGTGGGATGGAAGAGATGCATGTTGGAGACACGGAAAGTCTTCCTCAATTTGAGATCCTTGAGAAGATCCTTACCTGCATACTCTGTAATTTCGAAGTGAACATCCTCAGTCGTCGAGTTGTTGGTGTACCCCCCGATCAACTTCTTTTCAACGAGACCATCGAGGTACTCCTTGTAATCCTGCGTCCATCGCCCTGGGGGGAGTTCAGTCACCACAATATTACTTCCAGACCAATTCCAAACACCTTCCATCATCCAGGTATCCTCCTCTTTGTGGACAACCCCCTTGAAACCCCTGAACCAAGGTCGCATACTCACAAACTCTTCCCCTCTGAGATATCTCTTAATGTTCTCCTTGATATCATCTGGGTTGAATGGAGGTACATAGCAACTGAAACCTGTACCGATACCTTCTGTCCCATTGACCAAAACCATTGGTAGAGTGGGCATGTAGAAGTCTGGTTCGATTGAGCGACCATCATCATCGAGATAATTGAGAACAGCATCGTCCCTAGGATCAAAGATCTTTCTCGCATCCTTGGTAAGCTTCGTGAAGATGTACCTCGTTTGAGATGCATCCTTACCACCCATAAGTCTCGTACCGAATTGACCACAAGGCTCCAAAAGATTGATGTTGTTCGATCCCGTATAGTCATTCGCCAACTTTACGATCGTATCCGCTAGGGAAACTTCACCGTGGTGGTACGCACTCTTCTCAGCCACAAATGCCGCCAATTGTGCAACCTTCATCTCATCCTTGAGATTCTTCTTGAAGCAAGCAAACATAACCTTCCTTTGTGAGGGTTTGAGACCATCCGCCATATGTGCGATGGACCGCTTGAGATCTGCGAGACTGAAATTGACCAAGTCCTTGTGCACAAAATCAGAGATGTCCAATTGCTTCACACTCCCATAGGGGACTTCGAGTTGGTCAGCATCTTTCGCAGTGTTCTCCAAAAGCCAGGATTTCCTGGCATCAGCCTTTTTCTTATCAAAAGCAAGAATAATTGAATCATCGGTCATTGTATCCACATCGAATTTGACCGTGAGGTCCTGAATCTTCTTGAAGTACTCCCGAGCTTCAGCTGATGTAGAAGTACCGAGACCCTTATAGTACTTAATCTTCCACCCTTGTTTCCCATCTCCATACCAGGTCCTAAACGCGGAGTCTGTGTAGAAGGACTTGGTTTGTGAAGCCTTCGTAGCTTTGATGATCGGGGTCACCATACTCACAACAAATCCAAGTTTCAAAAGACTGGGCCAGAAATAATGAATCATGTTGAGGATGAGACCCTTGATATGGGATCCATCATTATCAGCATCTGTCATGATCATTAAACGCCCATAGCGAAGATCGGAGACATTCTTATATTCCTTACCCTGTTGGAGTCCCAAAATCTTCTTGAGATCATTGAACTCCTGGTTCGATGTGAGTTGGGCTACGGAAACATCTCGGACATTCTTACACTTACCACGGAGTGGGAAGACGCCATAGTGGTCGCGACCCACAACCGAGAGACCCGCGACCGCGAGAGTCTTTGCCGAGTCACCCTCTGTGACGATGAGAGTACAATCCTTCGAGTGTGCTGTACCAGCCTTGTTTGCGTCATCCAATTTGGGTATACCAGTAATCTTAGACTTGCGGGCTCCATCAGACTTTTGAAGTTCCTTCATCTCCTTAAATCTGGAGAGTGCCAGGAGTTCCTCGGCGATTCCAGTCTTGAGTACGTTCTTGATAAAACTTTTAGGTGCTTCAAACTTACTCCCAAAACTTTGAGACTTGGAGGTGCATTCAGACTTCACCTGACTGGAGAATGTTGGGTTCTCGAGGGTTGCCTTAACAAAGATCGTAAAAGTATTCTTAACTTGTTGAGGTTTCAACTTAATCTTCTTCGCCATTTCATCGATGATACCGTTAGCGATAAGGTTCGCGGCATGGTCGACATGGGTTCCACCCTTATTCGTACAGAGTCCATTCACGAATGAAACTTGTTCCATACCATTCTCAGCGGGTCCGATACACACTGACCATCGGTCTGTGTTTAACGAATACACATCTTCGACACCTTCATGCATCTTCGCATAGGTCTCGAATGTTTGTTTGGTGAGAACGTCCTCGTTGAACTTAACTTTACAGTTTTGTGTGGTACAGATGTTTGCATCCCATACCCTCTTTTGGAAGATACTGTAGATGGTATCGTCCATCTTGGACATCCCGAATCGTTTCCACTCGGGGGTAAAAGTGATGGCGACAGATGACGTAGCACCTGAATGTTTTTTGATTTTTGGGGGGTCACAGACAGTCATGTTCTTAGACCACGATTGGGTATAGGTTTGCTTCGTCTCATGATCTTTGATGACCACAGAAAATGCAGTAGAGTAGATGTTAGCCAGTTTGGCTCCATACCCGTTACGACCACCGACGATACGCTTTTGGGTATCATCATAGTTGGTACTCGTGAGGAGGTGTCCAAAGACGAGTTCGGGGTTCCATAAACCCTCCTTCTCGTGCATTTTTACGGAGATCCCACCGAGAGGACCGTTATTCTCGATGG